CAGAGCAGTGAACCAATGATTTACCGGGCGATGTTGAACTGGCGAGATGAATTGCTGTCGAAGCAATACGTCGACGCGGCTGGCTCACATCGCAAAGTCGATGCGGTATTTGTCGACTCCGGAACGTTTACCGATGCAGCGTATCAGTTCGTTCGCGATGTGCATGGTGCTCCGTTCTACGTGTCCAAGGGCATTGGGAAATATCGCGACAAGAAAGAGGAAACCGACAAGATCAAGCCAGGTGCTCACATGCACGCGGCCTATCAGGAGGCTCAAGGGCTGTGGCTGTACGAACTCAACACGGACTATTGGAAACAGTTCGTCCATGAGCGATTCCTGACGCCCACGTTCGACGACCAGAACTTTCTGCGGCGCGGGGCGTTGTCGCTGTTCGTGCAGCAAAACGACCGGAAACACACGTCATACGCTCAGCACATCGCAGCCGAAGAACTCGTGTCTGAGTTCAAGGAAGGCAAAGGCGTAAAGACGTACTGGAACGTCATCAACGACAACAACCACTGGCTAGACGCTACATACATGGCAGCGGCTGCGGCAAGTGCTCGCGGCATCTATCTCCTTTCACCAACAGCAGAGACCCCTGATGGCCCCTCAGTTACTCCAAGAACGAAAGCCCAAAATGAGCAAGCACAACAGAAACCGCCAGCCGGAAAGCCTGCAGGCCAGCGTCATGGAGTCCCCAAAAAGCGCGCAGGCGGATGGGTCAACTCTCTCAGAAAGCGATAGGATCTCAATGCTTATCAATGGCGAAGTGTTCAAGGTGGACGAAGAGAAGATTGACCCTGTGACAGTAAAGCCACGGGTGACGTCGTTCGTTCCGCGTCCATGCTCGGACTGCCAGCGTTTGCGTGATCTCGATGAAAAGATCAAAGGCAAATCATGCAGCCGTGTGTATAGTACGCAGGGCCGGACGCGGTATTGCAAGTGTGGATTTTGTGGGGCGACTTGGAAGGAAATCGAATGAATGTAAAGCGATTACAAGGTGTATCAGTGACAGGCCAAATGGTTGCGGCTGCATTTCCATCCGGAACGATTCCAGAGTCCGCGCGGTTTATGCACGCATACTTCGACTACGAACGCAACGTCTTCGTGTGCGTGTTTGAGGATGAAGGATTTGCAGAAGTGCCTGAAGGATGCAGAATTCCAATCGATGTTGACAACAACATGCAAAGTGCTCCTTATTTTAAGCAGGACGTTGTCGTGGATCCGAACACGTTAGAAATCGTGAAGCACAACGCGAACACGCCAAAGGAAATCGAGTAATGCGAACTCACGAGCAAATACGAGCCGAGCTAGACGCTGGTAAAGTTGTGTACCTTACTGCGGATGAGTCTGAGGTGTACGGGAAACAGACGGCAGCGGATAGGGAATGCGTGTTTTTGACGTACTCGGAAACTATCACCTCTGGCGAACGAACGATGACGAAAACGGCAAGTGCGTCTGTTCCGTTGTCGTTTGGTAATGAGCAGGCGGTGCTCGGAACGCTTCGCAAGTGCGTGCAGGGAACTGAAGATGTTTCACTGGCGTGATGTAGCCAATGCTACACCATAGCAACAACACGCCTGCCCGCTATCGCTAAACGCATCGCCATGCCTCAACAATGCGGGGCATGGCAAAAACTGCAAGCCTACTCGCACAGATCGAAGCAGCGATTGAAGCACTCCTGACCGGAGGAGCATCGTCGTACTCGATCGGCTCGCGTACTGTCACTGCTCTGGATCTCGACACGCTACTATCTCAGCGGAGATCGTTGCAGGCGGAAGTTGACCGCGAATCCGGCGGCGGCATGTTTCGACTCGCCAAGATGCAGAGGACTTCCAAATGATCGGAAGCACTCTGGATCGAATCATCGGCGTATTCTCGCCAGCGGCTGCAGTTAAGCGAACTCAGCAACGTAGAACCCTTGAGCGGATGTTTCAAGGCGCGGAAGCTAACCGACTCACAAACAATAAGAAGCCGAAGAATCAATCAGCAGACTCGGAACTACTCGGGCCATTCGGGGCAGACGCCTTGCGTGCATGGTCCCGCGCGTTGGTTCGCGACAACGCCTATGCCTGGGGAGTAGTTGACACGATTGTCAGTTCTGTGGTCGGTTGCGGGATCGGTGCTCAGTCTCAGATTGAAACGCCGGAAGGAACGGACATTGAGGACGTCAACGAAGTACGAGACAAGAAATGGGCCGAATGGTGCGAAGTCTGCGACGTCAACGGACGCATGAACTTTGCGGAAATTCAGCAACTTGTGCAGCGTGAAATGGTAGAGGCTGGCGAGGTTATCATTCACCTTGTCAACACTCCATCGCTGAAATATCGCGGCATTTATCGCCCAATTCCGTTGGCCATCGAAGTCATCGAAGCGGACCGCATCGCGACAGAAAAAGACACGTACAAGATCCACAGCAAGGACGGCAACAAGATCATTCGAGGCGTTGAACTTGATGACCTCGGAAAGCCATTGGCGTACTGGATTTATCCAGAGCACCCAAACGGGCCATACGCAACGCGCGTTCTTCCTGACCGCATCGACGCGAAAGATATCCTGCATTTGTACCGAATGGATCGTATCGGGCAGACTCGAGGCGTTTCGTGGTTTGCTCCGGTGATGTCATGGCTCCGGGATCTCGGAGTCTACGTTGACAATGAGATTCAAGCGTCTGCGGTTGCCTCCTGCTTTGGTGTCGCAATCACGACGACTGGCCGGGCTGGTTCTGGCCTGATGCCATCGACCGACAGCGAGGCGACAGACGTCAACGGCAACCAGTTTGAATACCTCGAGCCAGCAATGGTTGTCAGGTTGCAGCCAGGAGAATCGGTTGAGTCGATCAACCCCGGCCGCCCGAACTCAGCGTCTGAACCGTGGATCAACCTGATGCTTCGCGGAATCTCAGTCGGAACTGGCCTGTCATACGAAGTCGTCAGCCGGAACTACAGCGGCACATCCTACAGCAGCAGCCGCACATCGATGCTAGAAGACCGTAGACGCTTTCGCCGATGGCAGAAATACATGGTGCAGCACTGCTGCCAGCCAATCTGGGATCGTTTCTGCGATCAGGCAGCAACGGCCGGCGTCGATGGGTTTCCGTCAATGACTGAGATACTCGACGACCGCAGAGCAGCAACCGCAGTTGAATGGCAGACGCCAGCGTGGGAATGGGTCGACCCACAAAGCGAACAGGCCGCATCTGATGCAGCGTTGACGTCATTCCAAAGCACGTACCAAGACGAACTTGGGCAGCGCGGCAAAAACTGGCGGAACGTGTTCTACCAGCGAGCCAAAGAAGAAAAGCTGAAACGTCAGCTCGGGCTGGTAACGGCCGACATGGCCAACGTCGAAGCGTCTCAGGCCGAAGCTCAGCAGATGGCCGCGACGTCTGCAAACCCGAACGGCGATACCACAGCGAATCAACCAGCGGGCGAAATGGCAAACACTTCGCGGCTGCAGTGGGGTAGAAATCGGAAGGCTATCGAAGACGTCCTGCAGGAGTTCATCAACAAGACTGCGAGCGAAACAAAAACGCGAGTGATGTTGCAGACGCTGGGACTGACTGAGGCAACGGCAACGATGCTAATTCAGGACGCGCAGGACGGAACGGTTGATACCGATTTGAGTGAAGAGCCGGAGACAGAGAAGGTTGAGCGTTCTGGCCGTTGGGTGTCAAACGATGACGGGGTTCCGCTCTTTATCGAAGGCGGATCAGTAAAGACAAGTCCAAGCGGAAAGACAGTAGCGGATAGTGGCAAATCAGATGCGTCAGGCGGCGAAGGCAAAGAGGCGAAGAAGACCGAAACACCGAAGCACAATGTCAAGCTTCCCCAAAATCCAAACAAGATAAAGATCGCGGACACATCAAAAGCACTCGACCAAATGGGGTACAAGCTCGGGGTCGGTAAACACGACATCAAGGCAAAACAAACGTCATACGAAGTCACCGGGCCTGATGGCAACAAAAAAAATATGACCACTGATGAGCTGAAAAAGCTTGTGTATGCAGGGGCGAAATGATGCCAGTCAAAAAAGGCAAATTGCCAGCACTGAAGAAGCCAGCGAGCCAAATGGTTCTGCGGTCGGTCGGCTATGCCTCGGGCGTTTCGGATGTTGTCATTGCCACTGAGACACCAGTGCGACGATACGACGAAGAACGCGGCTATGTCATCAATGAAGTGCTGCTGATGGAAGGCGTAGTGCTTCGAGCTAATCAATCACAGATCCCAATCGTTGACAGTCACGACGACAGCACAGTCAGAAACATTTTTGGAAGCATTCGCGGCCTGCAGGTTATCGACGGAGAGCTTCACGGCTCTCCAAGTTTTGCCAGCGACCCAGACGCACAACTGATCTGCCAGCGAATGAACGAAGGGCACATCACTGATTTTTCAATCACTGCTCTGCCAATGGAATCTCTGTTTGTTCCACACGGTCAGTCGTACACGACACGACGCGGCCAAACGATTGACGGTCCAGCCATCATCCACACGCGATGGCAGCCACACAACGCATCGATCTGTGCCACGGGCGCGGACGAGCTTTCTACTGTCCGCAGGTCATACACAGACCTCGAAAGAAAGGTTAAGAGAA